TCAGTACTGCTTGGGAAAGTATTCTTTGCCCGCCTGCCAGAGGTATTTGTCGACCTCTTTGAGGGTGAAGCCTTCCAGCCCATAGAACCTGCTGAACTCCATCAGAATTGCGTGGTATGTCGGATAGTGCTTCAGGTCGTCCTTCTTGAACTTATAGAATTTATCCACCCGCTTGAAGTGCATGAGCATCTTTTCCACAAAGCTGTCATAGATCGGATAGTCCTCCGGGAAATGGTGGCTGCAGTACTTGGTGGCAAATGAATAAAAATTGATGGTCTTCTGACCGTTAACCTTAACCACGGCAATATCGTTCACCAGAGTCTGATCCCGATTTGCGAGGCGGTGGTCGATATCCAAATCAACTATGTGCTTGGCAACGGTGAATGGTGAAAAAATGTTCGTGCTGTAAAAATCGTTCAACGAGCAGACCTTGATCAGGACATCATCCATATCGACATTTCGGGGATACGTCTCCGCGAACAGTTTTCTGAGGCTGCTCTCCTGCAGTACATAATTGTCCAATGAATCCCACCGCTCCAGATACATGGACAACTGCTCCGCCGACGGTCTGACTTTATTCATAGAGCGCATCCTCGTTGATATAGGTTGAGTCGTCATCCCCCTCGGGCTTGATTGTGAAAAGGCATTGGTAGCAGCCTTCTTCCTTCAGGTATTCGATCGGGTCGCCTGTCAGCCGGAAAAACTCACGCAGCTTTTTTGACAAATCTTGCTTCCGCTTGGGCATGTGATGGAACGGTGTGTCCTTGGGGCTTGTGCTATCAATAGTGCCTCGGTTTTCTGCAAAATCCTTCAAAAGCGCCCAGTGAACAGTCGGGTTCCCGTTTCTTGAATTTGCCAACCCCATCTGGGTGTAGTTATATCGACCGTGTGATTTGGTCGTGCGGATGGAAACGGTATGGCCGTCAGTAAACTTGATGGTGATGCCGCTCCAACTGATACCGGCAGGTGTCTCGAAATGGACCATGCCTCCCGAATCCGGCTCAGGCACACCTGCCTGAAAGGTTGTAAATACATCAGCTGCCGATCTGAGAGCTTTCAGGCTGCCATTGGCTTGAATGGAAAATTCCTCGCTCAGTACGATACATTTTGAACCACTCCGACTCAGCAGGTCTTCGGTTCGGGGTGTCAGCTGCTTGCGGGTTGGAATGATCAGCGCATAAGGGTCCTGCCCAAGCAGACTGATATTCCTGACGCTTTCGAGAAGTTCGTCCGGGTCACTCTTGAAGGTAAGGTAAACCGGAAAATTGAAACCGGCGGTCGGTGTATAATCACCGAGACGGAAAACACCGGGAATGCCGTCCAGCGAATTGTCATTTCGTGTGATTCCAAGCCCGGCACAGATGCTTTTGTGGAATGAGGACCGGTTTAATGTATAGACCAGCACATCCCTCTTGTTCAGGCCGTAAGGCTTCTCTTCCCGCTCAGGGCACACCGCAGCAATATCATCGGCGGCATGCTCGACAACTTTTCTGGGGCAGCCCTGTCCACAGTCGGTTTTGCAATTGACCGCAGACGCACGCTGATTGGTTAGCTGCAGGAACTTCGTTTCAAATCCACTGAAGGAGTCCCAACCACCAAACGCATCCTGCCACTCACACCACGGGGCATTCTGCTTCGGGTGCTCTTCTAAAAATTGCCAGAGCCGGGTTTCACTCACCATTATCCTCCGAGCCGGAAATGACAAATCCACGGCGAATCAGCCATTTTTCCAGAACTTCAGCATCATCATCCCGTTTGAATTGAGCCCGGTTGCCGGAGCTGAGTGTGACGGTTCGTGGTGTTTTGGAGTCGGCAAACTTGATCTGGAAGCTGGCTTTGCTCAATCGGCCGCCATTGGGGATGCTGCGATCTCGCTCTTCCAGTGATGCAAAGATGTCCTCGGCTTTGCGGATTTCGATCTCTTTATGTGTTCCGCCACGGAAGATCTGGAACTCCTTGAGGCGCACCCAATCGATCCCTTCAATATCATCACAGAGGATGGAAGCTGAACCAGACTCCCTCAACGGCTCCAAAGTGAATTTGCTTTTGCCATCAAAAAACTCGCTGTCACCGAAAAGATGAAGGCCAAACTTGGTGCGGTACAGCTCCTTTTCGCCTTTGGAGCGTGCGTTCATCCGGATCTCACCATTCTCCGGGTTGTAAACAATCACGTCATATTTTTCCGGCCGATAGAACAGGCTTTTGGATTCACCGTCCTTAATAATCGACTCCCGGGTGAAAGGCTCACCATGACGGACAAGAAACCAGACAAAATCATCTTTCACATAGCTGAATACCTTTGAAGCCCGACCCCGACGCTTCTTGGCAAACCATTCATCCAGATCCGCTTCGAGGGCGGCGATGGTTTCTTCGCTCGGTTCTTCAAAGTCCGGAATGGTTTCCCGGGTGCATTTGAAATATTCAAAGGATCGTGGGCGAAACAGGAACTGCTCGGCATGGAGACGCTCGATGATATTGCGGTCCTGAACCCAGACCTGTAGAGCCAGGTCACCGTAAGCGGCATCTTCGGAAATACTGACATCGATCTCGGTGTCGGCAATGGCCTCCTGTATCAGGTCGAAACCCTCAGGAGTCGACATCTCGTTAATGTAATAGAGGGCTTCCGACATCTCAGGTGGAGTGCTGGTGTTCGGGTTCAGCAGCACGTTACTCATGACTGTATAGTCCAGTCCGTTTTCTGCGGCTGCCGATGGCAACTCTATCCCTCGCCCGGATAGATATTCGGTGTAGGGCTCAAAAAATGTGATCAGATGGCTCCGGTCGATCTTCCGGAGCATTTCCGGCTTCGAAAAGCGGCGAAGGTTTAAAGTTGCCATTAATTTCTCCTGTTTTTTTAGCTTATAGCTGTCCTTACATAGTGTTCTCTCAAATTCGTTTACGGCCCACCACTTTGCCGAGAATCCTCAGTTCGTCTTCAGGTTTGACCCTGATCGGTTTCAGCCTCGGATTCTCCGGGACCAGCTCGATGAGCTCATTATCAATTTTCAGCCTTTTGACCGTGGCTTCATCGTCAAGCAGAGCAATAACGATATCACCGTCCTCGGCAATTGGCTGACGCCTCACAATGATCAAGTCGCCGTCATTTATTCCGGCATCGATCATACTGTCGCCCTGTGTGTACAAGGCAAAGCACTTACCTGATCCGACAACGGATGCTTCCACCAGAACCTCGCCCATAATGTTTTCCTGAGCGAAAATCGGATGACCGGCTGCAACCGTGCCGACAATCGGAACCGCCACAAGGGCGACCGCGTTTGTCTGAGGATGCTTGGTTACGGTCAGACCGCGAGCCTTACCTTCCTCTCTTTTCAAATAACCTTTGCGAACCAGCTGGTTGATCCGGTCATGCACGCTGGCGTGACTGATTTCAAATGTTTCGCTCATTTCTTTAACCGTCGGCGGATACCCTTTGGCTGAAACGTACCGGCATATTTCATCAAGTGTTTCCTGCTGCAACGGCGTAATGTCGTCTTCTCTGTTTCTGCCCATAGCGTACTCCTTCCTTTTTATCTGAGCGCTTAGGCTGTGCTCCGCATTAAAGCATTTGGTCCACGAAAATCAGGAAGAACTGTTACAGTTGCTGGATTTGTAATCATCGATAAATTCATTGAGTTGGTTTTCATCATTAATATTGCTTCTATGTATTTCAGAATGAGTACTTTGATTTACATTTATCCCTTTGCTTGGGTCCAAAGCATCTTCTGGATCAGTGTGCAACTCTTTGGGATTACTGTGGTGAAAAGAAAAGCCTTTCTTAGCAGGTTCACCAGTAACCTCATCATGGTCAACGCCACGCTCTTTCCTTAGCTTTGGAAGCTCTTTTTTAGTAAAAGCATCAACCTTCCTACGCATATCTTGCGCTTGAGGAGAGTCCGATACGTTGATAAGAGAGTCGCGCCCGTATTGCAGTACAGCCTGTTTGTCCGCATCTCTCATTTCCTGAGATTTTTTGTCAAGAAGCCCTACTACAGAAGAGCTGTGTGCATAGTCTTCTCCGTTAAAAGATCTTTTATCTTTTTCGGGAATCTGATTTTCAAAAATATATGCAGCTTTAGGGCTTGTTGTCTGAAATAGCTCAGGAAATGCCTTCTCAGGAACATATGTAACACCATTAGTTCCAAGCTTAACTAACTCGCCTACGCTTTTATCAACTTTTTCATACTTCTCATCAGGTACAAGCTCATTTCGTCTCTCGGGCTTTTTATAGCTTGTATCAACAGTCTTAAGTGTGACAGGTAGCTTGCTGTTGTTTTGCGAATCGCTACTTCCCATGTTTTCTCATCCGTTTATATATTTTGTTCAATTCAGAACTGGCTTTGGTTGCCTCGGGATGATCACACTTATCAGGGTGAATGGTTTTCATAATTGAGGAAAACCATTCTTTGGCAGCTGATAGCGATTCGTATAGATCCTCTGTTATTCCAAGAAGGTCAGCCCGCTTTTCCGTCTCTACGTAAAGAATGGCGAATATCAGCTTCGCTTCCTTGGATATGAAAAAATCATCGTAGCGAAAATTTCTAAGCGACTGGACATAAGGAAGCAGTTCTTCATACGAAGATGCCTCTATCTTGAACGGCGACACAATCTTCAACAGTGCGTCGACCAGATCTTCAAGCTCTCCACATTTCTTCAGGTCTGCGACTGTTTCAATATTTAAAAAATCCATAATTTCTCCTGTTTATCTCATTATCAGGGCATAAAAATTAAGCCCTAAAATATACGACCTTATGCCCATCAGGTCAAGAAATCTTGTAAATAAAATTTCCGACGGATTGAAGTCCCTCCCGGTAAGTAACCTCCGAAAGTTCCGAAGATTCGCTTCGGACATGAGTTAGAAACCAGACAATTGGCCGGATGCCAGGCAGAGGCGGTTGTGGGTGCTGAAAAACGCGCATCCCAACCGCCTTTTGTTTTTGGCACCCGCAGCTTCCCACGTCGGCACCGGCCCAACGGAGGCCCTTATGCTTGATGTGGAATTAGCACCTGAAAACCCTTACTCAAACCAGTTGACCGACGCCCAATTGCCGGAAGCTGAAGGTATTACACCGGAGCAGCGGATGGATGCCATTGCGGCCATTCTGGCTATTGCAGCGCTCAGGAGTCGGTATCGTAAGGCCAATAATGCCAACAACTTAAAGAATGTTGCAGATTCTTCCGGAACCTTCGGAGAAGGACTTGATTCTTCTGCCAGAAAGAGCGTCATTCATGACAACCGAGTCCTGTAATCGAATATAAGGAGTTGAAAATGAATGACTTGAAAAACAAAAAAATGGAGCCGACCAAGACCTCGGTGTTGAGGCAACTGGCAACGCTCCAGAACATGAGCCTTGATCAGCTCAGAGAGAAGTGGCTGGACCTTTATGGAACCGAGCCACCCCAGTACAAGAAGCAGTTTCTGGTTAAACGACTGGCGCACCGGATTCAGGAGCTCTTTTACGGCGGCCTGTCCGAGCAGGCCAAATCCCACCTGAAGAAAGTTGCCGAGACCGATCCGGTGGCAACGGTCATCCGCAAGATCCCGGAAGAACGAAAATCACAGGAGGCCATCCTGCCGGGTACCCGGTTTGTCCGGATCTGGAACGACCAGCGCTATGAGGTGATCGCCCGAGAAAGCGGCTTTGAATACGACGGCCGCATCTTCAGGTCTCTGAGCGCTATAGCGAGGGAAATCACAGGCACCCGCTGGAACGGCAAGATCTTTTTCGGCCTGAAGAACAGTCACAGAAAAAAGGAAGGTGGTCCGAATGCTTAACAATAACAACACTCAAAACGGCCAGCGCAAAACACTCCGCTGCGCCATCTATACCCGCAAAAGCCACGAGGAAGGTCTGGATCAGGAATTCAATTCACTTGATGCCCAGAGGGAGGCCGGTGAAGCTTACATCGAAAGTCAGAAGCTGCAGGGATGGAAGGCCATCCCTTACCGGTACGATGACGGCGGTTTTTCCGGTGGAACTATGGAACGTCCGGCACTGCAGAGACTGCTGGCGGATATCGATGCCGGTAAGATCGATGTCATCGTCGTTTACAAGATCGACCGATTGTCCCGCTCCCTCCTGGACTTCATGAAGATGATTGAGCTCTTCAATGAAAAGGAAGTGAGCTTTGTATCCGTCACCCAGCACTTCAGCACCACCGACTCGACGGGCCGCATGTTTCTGGGAATCCTGATTACCTTTGCCCAGTACGAACGAGAGGTTATCGGCGAGCGTATCCGGGACAAGGTCGCTGCCGCTAAGCGTCGTGGTAAATACTGCGGCGGCCCAGCGGTGCTCGGCTATGACGTGGACCGGGAAAACAAAAAGCTGCTGATCAACCAGAGCGAGGCACCGTTGATAAAACTCATATTCCGGAGATACACACAGGTGGGATCAGCCAAGAAGGTGGCGCAGGAATTGAACGAGCAAGGGTACAAAACCAAATCATGGACCACCAAGAAGGGCAAGGAGCGGATCGGTACCGAATGGAATACGGCTCAGGTCTACCGCCTTCTCAACAACAGGCTCTATATCGGGGAGATTGCCTACAAAGGTAAAAACTATCCGGCAGAGCATGAGGCCCTGATTGACCAGAACACTTGGGACAAGGTTCAGGCGCTCCTCTCGGAAAACAATCGAACCAAGATGAGCAAGGCCCGGGTGAAAATGGTCTCGCCCCTGAGCGGAGTGATCCGGTGTGGCCACTGCGACAGTGCCATGGGCATCACCTATACCAACAAAGGCGACCGGCGCTACTCCTATTATATATGTGAAAAGGATACCAAACGCGCTGTCAGCCGGTGCCCCTTGAAGCGGGTTCCTGCCGGAGACATCGAGTCGGTGGTGCTTGGTCAGCTGGGAGCGGTGTTTAGAACACCGACCTTGGTGGCCAAGACCTACTTTGCCGCCAGAGAAATCGAGGCCGAGGAACGTGAACGGCTGCAGAGCCAGAAAAAGGAGCTCGAACAATCCCTTCAAAGCGTCAGACAGGAAGCACTGAAACTGATGTCGCCTGACAATGATGATCCCGACCGGAATAACCGACTTCCCTTGGTCAACCAGCAGGCCGTCGATTTGACCAAGCAGCTCACCAACGTATCAGCTCGATTGAGGGTTATCGATACGGAGCAGATTTCCGAAGGTGATGTATCCGAAGCTTTTCAAAGCGTAGAAACCTTCTGGGAGGATCTGTTCCCCCTCGAGCGCAACCGGCTGATCCAGCTTCTGGTGGAAACCATTGAGATCCGGGAGACAGGAATCGACATGGAACTTAAAACCAACGGCCTCACAAACCTTGTCACCGAGCTGGCCGGTCTGGCTTGTGAAGTCAGGGAAAGGAGCAACAGCTGATGAAAAAGATCAAACCAACCATCAAACTTTCAGACAGCGGAAACCTGCACATTCATATTCCCATGTTCATCCGAAGAATGCGCGGTCGCAAAATGGTGTTCACGCCGGACACGCTGGACGGTGAAAACGAAGGCATGCCGGAAACGGTGCAGACGGCCATTGTCCAGTCACTGGCCAGAGCCTTTTCATGGGCGGATATCCTCGAGAGCGGCGAGGTAAAGTCCATCAGCGAGCTGGCAAGGGATCTCGATGTGGACTCCTCCTATGTGGCTCGAACCCTGAAGCTGACCACACTCGCCCCGGACATTATCGAAGCCATCATTAACGGTGAAGAACCCAGCGGATTGTCCCTGTCAAAGCTGGTGAAAACATTCCCGCTCGACTGGAGTGAGCAGCGAACATTCTTTGGATTTTGCTGATCGATCTTCCACAAACCACCACCCTCAACAGCCGACCTTCGTGTCGGCTTTTTTTATGCCCTGACGAGTGAGACCAACGAAATTTCACTGAGGGCAGGCAAAAAAAGTTAAGAAATTTTTCTCCGCCTCATCCAATCAAATCCCCCTCAAATTCAGTGCATTAGCCAATCCAAGTGCATCCGCATCGGGTGAAATTTCAGTGGTCCAACGAAATTTCGCCAAAGAAGGGTGACAGGTCTGGTGAACAGAAAAGCGTTCACGACCTCACCCGGAGAAATCATGCCGGACCTGTCTTCCGGGAGGTCCTTAACAAAGGAGGTTCGGCATGAACCAGATCAAGAAGACAGAACTAAACGAACCGCTGCAAAAGCTCATCGAGCTGATGCAGCAAATCAACTTCGGGCGCATTTCCAACATACCGGTTGTGGCCGGAAATCCCGAACTCACCGCAGACACCATCATCGAGCGTGAAATCAAACTGGGCGGCCAGAACGGTAACCGTCCGGAGCTGGATAAGGATGACTTCACCCTGAAGCAGGAGGTGCTCGCTCTTATCGAACACCTGACCGGCATGGGTGATGGAATCATCCGGCATCTTGAAATCAAGCATGGGTTGCCATTCCTGATCCGCATCGAGGAACGGGCAGCATAACAAACTGAGAATTTAGACACTTCGACAACAAGCTGGACGCAAGGCGGAGGCTGTTGTGGGTGTCGCCGAGCCAAACCTGACCGTGTGTATTTAAGCACGGCAGGTGGCAGAAAAGGCGAACCTGCGACACTCCGCTTGTTGGATCAGCTCCTTCCTCTGTTTCCGGCCCGTGCCGACACCCACGCGGTGCTCCTCCTCGCTCCGAGGAGGACCAAATGTTTTATCGAAATTCCTATGACGGCATCGATGGCTATGCCGCAGACCTTATTCGGCACAAAGCAAGACAACTGGTGGGAAAAGCCGGACTGACAGAAGACGATCGGCAGGATCTCGAGCAGGAACTGATGATCGATTTGCTGGGCAGGATGAAGCACTTCAACCCAGCCAAGGGCAAAAAGACAACCTTCATGACCCGCATTGTTGAGCGGCGGATTTCAACCATTCTGGAAGCCCGCTTCGCGCAATGCCGGGACTGGCGCAAATGCACAGCCTCTCTCAACGATCCCATTCCGGGCGGAGATAACGACTCCGCTGAGCGTATCGAGCAGGTCTGCAGTGATGGGCAGATGGGACATCACGGCCGGGATACCAACGAGCAACGCCAGAACGACATCCGCTTCGATCTGGAACGAGTCATTGCTGCCCTGCCGGAAGACCTGCAGGACCTCTGCGAAAAACTGCAGTCGAGCAACATGGCTGAAATCGCAAGGGAGATGGGCGTTCCGCGCAGCACCCTCTACGGGAAACTGACCAAGCTGCGGGACGCATTCCGGGATGGTGGATTGGAAGAATACCTCTGATCGACCGACGCATCGCCCGGGGTTCCGGTAAGTAAGCATCGTGCCGCATGAAGCGGACGACCGGGGCCTCGGTAAACAGAAAACCTGCAAAACAACAGGAGATTAACAATGGAAACTTACAAGTATCGCTTTGATCAGTCGGTCCCGGCTCAGGACTTGGAAGACACCTTCATGCTGGCATTGCTGGCTGTGGAAAGCATGTATGGACACTCCAGAGTGAGGATGGAATCCCGCTTCAATCTGGATAAGCAGAACCGCACCTGCTTTATCGATGCAGCGACCAAGGTCGGCTGCGATCTGGCGAGCATCTTTACCGGCTTCGCCACCAAGGAATACGGCGAGCGTGCGGTAATGATCGACCGTGAACCCGCCGGTGGCGGATGCGCCTGCAACGCAAAGGCACCTTCAGGAATGGAGGTGGCGGTATGAGCGAATTGATGACCACCACGTATTCCATGTGGCGGCTCTTCCGCAATTGCCGCAAGGCTTGTGAATACCGCTACCTGAGGGACCTTGTTCCTCTGGAGCGGGATCACAACCTGGCTTTCGGATCAGTCATTCACGACTGCCTTGAGATCTGGCATGGCCAGCGGGAGCTCGAAAAGGTTCTCGAACACATCGATCAGGTCTATGCCAACCGGGCACAGGATGACCATCAGCTCGCGGACTGGCATCTGGCCACTGCCATGATGAGCTCATACTCGGAGCACTATCCCGTCGAGGACTTTGACGTGGTCGCTCTGGAGAAGACCTTCGAAGGCCCCATCGTCAACCCGGATACCAACGCCGCATCCAGAAGTTTTGTGCTGGCTGGCAAGGTCGATGGTCTGGTCAAACAGGATGGCCAATTCTTCCTGCTGGAGCACAAGACCGCCTCACAAATCGATGCCGGATATCTGGAACGGCTTTGGACTGATTTTCAGATCATCATTTATGCGTGGTATCTGGAACAGACCCTCGGCATCCGTATCTCCGGCATCATCTACAACGTGCTGGTCAAGGCCAAGCTACGCCAGAGCAAAGGTGAAACGGAAGCTGAATTTGAATCCCGCCGAGCCGAGCTGATCGCAAAATCCAAAACCGGCAAGAGCAGTGCCAAGCGCAAGATGCCTGAGACGGATGAATCATTTCAGCAACGCCTTAAAGAGAAATATCTCGAGCCGGGCATGTTTCACCGGGAGCTGCTCTACATCTCCCGCGATCAGTTCGACGAGCTCCGCAGCGAGCTTTGGGAGCTTTCCAAAGCGATGCTGGATGCCCGTCGCCGCAATACTTTCTACCGCAATACAGCCTTCTGTTTTCAGTATGGACGCGCCTGTCCCTACTTTCCGCTGTGCCGAAGCGGTGAGAATCCCAACGTCATTGAAAACCATTACCAACGGGTGCTCCCGCACGAAGAGCTGCGGGACGGAGCAAGTGAAGACGCTGCCCCTGTTTTTTAACCCAAACCATACAAGGAGATAAATCATGCTTCCAAAAAGCAAAACCAAACCGAAAGCAAGCCTGAACGACCTGACCGCACTGGTCTATGGTCCGAGCAAAATTGGCAAGAGCACTTGGTGCTCCCATGCGGAGAACGCCCTGTTTCTCGCCACGGAACCGGGCCTGAATGCCCTCGAAGTGTTCGAAGCGCCCATTACCTGCTGGGACGACCTTCTGCAGGCGTGTGCCGAGATTGCTGAAGGTAAACACGACTTCAAGACCATCGTCATCGACACGGTGGATAACGCCTATCGCATGTGCGCGGACTATGTCTGCAAGAAGTTCAAGATCGAGCATGAGTCCGATCTTGGCTACGGCAAAGGCTATGCCCTCATCAATAATGAGTTCCAGCGCGTTCTCAACAAGCTGGCATTCCTGCCTTACGGCCTGATCCTTATTTCCCATTCCCATGAGCGTGACATCGAAACGCGTACCGGGAAACACACACGCATTGTGCCGACCCTGCCGGACAAGGCCCGCAAGCTGGTCACCGGTCTGGTGGACCTGATCCTGTTCTGTGATCTGGACATGAAGACAGGTGACGACGGCAAGCCCATGTATCAGCGGGTCATGCGCACCAAGCCCAGCCCCAATTACGACGCCGGAGATCGAACCGGCCGTCTTCCGGAGATGATCCCTCTGGATTTCCCGACCTTCCTGAAAGCTTTCAATCAAACGGCTGCCGGTTCAGCGGTGAGTGCCGCCCGGACTAAGTCGGAGCCAGCCACAACGGCTAAACCTCAAAATAAGGAGTAATGACAATGAGTTGGAGTAACGATGACACCATGGACCTCGCGCAGTTCGACGATGATTTCGTTTCTGCGGACGTTGAAGAAAAGGACTTTGAAGCTGTTCCCGACGGGAAATATCAGGTCAAGGTCGATCGCGTGGAACTGACCCGCTCGGAAACTTCCGGCAATCCCATGCTCAAGTGGGCGCTGAAGATTTTGGGTCCCACCCATAAAGGCCGTCTGCTCTGGCGTAACAACGTCATTGCCAGCAAGGACAATGTGAAATGGCTCAAGCAGGATCTCTATACCTGCGGCCTGCAGATGGACAAGCTCTCTGACCTCCCGGGCAAACTGGAAACCCTTCTGGATGTCGGGCTCGAGGTGACCAAGCGCACGAAAAACGAATTCGAGAACATCTACTTCAACCGCCGGATTGTGCTTTCGGATGAAGATGCCGCAGCACCGTCGGCCGGTCACGATGTAGACGACATGATTCCGTTTTGAGGATGGGCATGGTTACCGTTGTCGTTGATACCCGGGAACAGGAGCCTTACGGATTTGATTCGGAATCAGTCGCATCAATCCGTAAAGCCCTCCCGGCGGGAGATTACTCCATCGAGGGATTCGAGACCCGGGTGGCGGTGGAAAGGAAGTCCATGGCGGATTTTGTTTCCACAGTCATTCGAGGCCGAAAGCGTTTTCACAAGGAGCTGGAAAAGCTCCGGCATTATGACGCAGCCTGTGTCGTCGTTGAGGCCAATTACCGGGATGTTCTCGGAGCCTGCTACCAGAGCGACGCTCATCCAAACGCCCTCATAGGAACCATTGCCTCCATCATCATCGACTTCGGTGTGCCCGTTTATTTCTGTTCAGACCGTCAGGCAGCCTGCCGGTTTGTTGAAGAGTTTTTAATGCGCTTTCACCGGAGGTTCGCTCAATGCCAAGAAAAACAAACTCCCCGGCAAAACTCCGGGGAAGAATAGAGAGAGTTTATTATGCCGGGCCAAAGTTTTCTGCAGGCCGTTTACTCACCTCCACAGGAGATGAAATTCAGTTTGCCGGAAACCTGTTTGCCCGTGAAAACCAGCCCGTGGTCCTTTTGGGGACGTGGGCCACCCATCCGAAATATGGTCGTCAGTTCAAGGTCGATGCCATGGAACACGATCTTGATCTGAACCCGGAAGGATTGATTCATTATCTGGCCAATCACCCTGACATCAAAGGGATTGGTCCCGCCAAAGCCCGCCTTATTGTCGAAGAGTTCGGCGATTCATTCGAGGAGACTCTGATTGAATCCCCGGAGCTCATCGCATCAAAAGCCAGAATTTCCCTCGATGCCGCCAATCGTCTGAAGGATGAATGGTGCAAAAACCGCAGCGTCAATGCCGTCCTGGCCTGGCTGTCGGCATTCGGCCTGACCCATCATCAGGTAACCACGCTGGTCGATAAGCTGGGCGGGAACTGTCTGGAAATCCTTAAAGCCGATCCTTACATCCTCATCCGGGAACTGCGTGGATTCGGCTTCAAAAAGGTCGACAAGATTGCCCGCAAACTGGGCACGCCCAAAGACCACACACCAAGAATCCGTGCCGGTATCCAGTACTGCATGCACGAGGCACTGGATCAGGGAAACTGCTGGGTCGAATACGAGGACCTTGTTGATCAGGCCAATCTGCTTTTGGTGATGGATAATCTGGACAGCCGCATCCGTATCGAAGCATCGCTGGACAACCTGATCAGTGAAAGACTGCTCTCCTGTGAATCACACGCGGGACGTTTTCTGGTGGCGCTTTCCGATATCCTGAAAATGGAACAGGACATCGCTGCCATTTTCACCAAGGCGGCTGCATCGAACCCTCATTTCAAATCGACCCGCAATCTGCAGAAGTTGATTCTGCGTCAGGCGGAAACGCTCAACGAAAAGCAGCTCGAAGCGGTTCACTCTGCGTTGCAGCACTCCATCAGCCTTATCTCCGGTGGAGCCGGATCGGGTAAGAGCTATACGGTATCGGTCATCAACGCGGTTTGTGAAGAGTGTGACCTTGAAGTGGTGTTGTCAGCGCCGACAGGAAAAGCGGCCAAGAGACTCGAAGAAGTGAGCGGTCGCACCGGAACCACCATCCATCGCCTGCTTGGCTATGACGGCAAGTCCTTTTCAAAGGACAGCAATAATCCCATCGATGCCGACATGCTGATCATCGATGAATTTTCCATGGTGGATGTTCCGTTGGCGTGGCACCTTTTCAATGCGGTCGACTTTGCCAGAACGGCCATTGTCATTGTGGGAGACCACAACCAGCTGCCGCCGGTCGGTCCGGGAAACATTCTTCGGGATCTGATTCACTCGAATGCCATCCCCACGGTCATTCTGGATAAGGTGGTCAGGCAGGCCGGTGTGCTGAAGGAAAACAGCACTGCAATCCTGAAAGGAGAAGTCAGAAAGACAAGCGACGCCAGCACACAGGGGTGCCGGGACTGGTATCTGGCGGATCAGTTCACCGATCCGGGTGCCGCCCGCAATTTCCTGCTGGACCTCTTTGACAAGCGACTGGATGCCCTTGGATTTGATCTAATCAAGGATGTGCAGGTGTTGACCCCGACGCACAAGGGGCCGCTGGGAACCAAGTCACTCAATGAAGATTTGCAGCGGCTTATCCAAAAGCGTCTCTGGAATGTGAGTGTTCCGGAAACACAGCCCGGACGTCGGTCGCCATTTTTGAAACATGACAAGGTCATTCAGACCCGCAACAACTATGAACTGAACGTGATGAACGGTGCCATCGGTCATGTGGTCGATGTGCTGCCCAACGGCACGCTGCTGATTGATTTTGAGGGTGTGGCAGTTGAGATTGAAAAAGGTTCACCGAACCTTCAGGACATCCAGCTGGCCTATGCGCTGACAATCCACAAAACCCAGGGATCGGAATTTCCTTGCGCTGTTGTGGTGGTCCATAAGGCGCACTCGTTCATGCATCATCGCAACCTGCTGTACACCGGTGTCACCCGTGCCCGCAAGACGGCGATTGTGCTGGGTGACCGCTGGGGCATCCGCAATTGCGCCAAGAAATGTCAGGTGGATAACCGCAAGACCTTTCTATCCATTCTTTTGAACAATGTGAATTGCCCTGAAGAGCAGTCAGCTTGTGCGGGGGCATTATGAGCATGGGCGGTTCAGATAATGTCAGAGAATACTACCGCCTGATAACCGAGCTCGATATCGGAGATGTGGCAAGGGATCTTCTGGCCGGAAGGATCACACAGGAATCCCGGCAGCGGCTTCAGTGCGATTGCCCGCACCATCAGAGCCAGTCCCGTCGCTCTCTTCATGTGATGCTCGACAAACAGGGCTGGTATTGCTTCGGCTGCGGTGTGGGTGGAGATGTCCTGCAGCTCGTCGAGTTTGTTCAATCGGGAACGGTAACGGCCGGTCAATCCGGTCCCATGCCCGACAGCCATCGGCAGGCCCGTGACTTCCTCGCTGGAAAAGCCGGAATGCCGCCGTTGTCGCGCTACGGCCTCACGCAGGAACGCTTGGAACAGACGGAAAGTGATCGCTCGTTTGAGATCCGGGTCAAAGATGCCCTGACCGAGCTGGCTCGCTATTATCACCAGCGGCTCAAGGAAAATCAGGAGGCGCTGACCTGGCTGAAAGAAAAGTACGCCATCAGTGATGAGACCATAGACGACCTGTTGATCGGTTTTGCCGACAATGAGTCCGGTGTCATTGCAGCCCTTCGCTCCGGCGATTATGGCTTCAGCAAACGGGAGCTTTCCGCTACAGGAGCCTTTCGCCCGACCAGTCAGGATGGATTGAATCCGTTTTTTGAAAAACGCATCATCTTTCCATACTGGAGCCGTGGCCGTGTGGTGTTCATGATCGGCCGCAAGACACCATGGACACCGGATGCCAACTGGGAACAGGGAAAGTACAAGAAGCTGCCGGTTCATGATGAGCATCAGCGTCCTTATGTTGCCCGGTTTATCAACAATGCGGTGCTGTTCAATGAGGACTGCCTGCTGGGCAAGCCCGATCACATTATCATTACTGAAGGTGTGACCGATTGCATCGCTCTGATGCAGCAGGGTTTCCCGGCGCTCTCTCCTGTGACGGTAAGAATCAGGGCCGCAGACTGGGAGCGTCTGGTCCCGAAGATGCGCGGGCTCAAGACCGTCTATATCTGTCAGGACAATGAAATCTCGGAGGCCGGGCTCAAGGGAGCCTTGCAGACTGCTCGCACGCTGGCCGAACACAAGATTGATACGAAGCTGGTTACCATTCCTCTGAATGAGCCCCAGCAGCAGGCACGTCAGGAGCTGCAGGAACGGTTCAATCTGACGGCAGCCGTTGGTCCCCGGGAACTGGCTAAATTACTCGAAGGCCACTCTGCCGAGGATATTCAGGAGGCTGAAACGCTGCTGGCCAATGCCAAGATCGATGTGAACGACTTCTTTGCATCCGGCAATGGCAAGGCTGAATTTGAGGAGCTGCTTTATGCGGCCTGTACGCCGGTGGAGTTCGGCATTCAAAGTCTGCCCGAGGATGCCCCGGAGGAAGAGAGAAACCGCCAGCTCGAGCCGGTTCTGGCCGAAATTTCGGCTCATTCACCGCTGGAGCAAAGCCGTCTATTGAAACTGGTTCAGGAGCGGCTGGGTAAAGCGGTTCCAATGGCGACCCTCAAGGAACAGGTGCGATCTGTTCAGCAGAACCGACGGGACAACGCCAAAAAGGAAAAGAAGAAAGTCAAACGTCTCAGCGGATCACCGCCCGGTTCCTGTCGCGCCCGGGTCGATGAAGTGCTGATCGATACGGAGCTGGAAAACGGTGCTCCGGATTATACCGCCGCAGCCGAAGCGGCCTATGACTGGTTTACCGCCAACGGAGCCCAGTTCTTTCACACCCAGACCGGCGAGCCGTTTATGTATTTCGACAACTCCATTTACTGGATGGATTCACCCGATCGCGGCCGCAAAAGACAGTATGCGGCCATGCTCTATAAGCACACTGGTATGGTTCCAACGTCCAACGGCGGTCGTACCTTTTTCGAGGTATTGCCCAGTCTGGCGATGATTCGAGGTCAGGTGCGCGACCATTTCTCGTGGTTGCACACGGATATTTCCAATTTCACGGTCTATTTCAACCTGAACAATCAGGATCATGAGATTGCCCGAATCACACCCGACGGCATCGAGATCCTGAAAAATGGTGGGAACGCCGACGGGATCATTCTCGACGGTTCCCGCAAGATGAAGCCGTTGAAGTTTCTGAAAGACGCCGCACCGGAGGAAGCCGACAAGCTGCTGGTCGATCTCCTGATCAACAATATGACCTGTTCGCAGGGTGACCGCTTTCTGATTCTGTCCTGGCTGACCTGTTTTCTGCTGATCGATTTTTCCGGAACCCGACCTATGACCCGTTTTGAAGGATCGGCCGGTTCGGGTAAGACCACGGCCAGTAAGCTGATTTCGGCGCTGCTTTACGGTGAGCCCCAGCACAAGAAAGCTACCGATGCGGCCAACTATACCGACGGTTCCCAGAATCCGCTTATTGTCCTCGACAACATCGAGGTCAAGCAGATGACCGAGGACCTGACCACCTTCATGCTGACCAGTATCACCGGCATTGCCAAAGAGAAACGCAAGAGCGGGACCGACAGTGAAACCGTGACCGAGCGGACCAAATGCCTGCTCAATACCACCGGCATCGAGCCGTTGTGCGGAGAGCTGTCCGAAATCCAGTCCCGCAGCTTTGTGATCAATTTCGATATTGGCAATCAGGGGAACGATTGTTTCATCGAATCGGATGTAATTGCCGCCCTACAGCGCAACCGAGATTTGATCATTTCAGCCCTGATGAAACGCACCAGCGAGGTATTGGCGATGATGAAAGACGGCATGCGGACACAGGCGATGAAGCTATTGCACGAGGCCCTTGGCAACCATGACAAACGACGCTGTAACGAATATCTCAGTCTGATGTATCTGATGCTTCTGGCCGGATCATCTCAGGATCAGATCGAACAGGGAATGTCGACGCTGGCACCGGCTTTCAAGCAGCAGATCCAGACCATCAACCAGACCAGTCGTGAAACAGCCCGGGATTCCAATCACACCGCAACGGCGCTCTCGACATTGTTCAAAGCATGGCGAACAGCCGTGGAGGCCGATCGGAAAGACATGTACAACGATCGCCGGGTGGACCACATTCAGGAGTTTGTTGCCCGCTATCAGGTGCAGCTCGAAGAAGACGGCTGTCTCAAGGAGGTGTTGTCCCGGGAGCTGTTCGTGGCGCTCAAACGTGTGGCCAGAGATTTCGGTCTGCGCTTTGAAATGGATTCATCGAGGCAGTTTGCTCAGCGCTTTGCCAACGACCTTGAAACCATCCGCGAGGCTGGATTCGATGTTGTCATCAGCCAGAAACGATACGGAACCAAGCTCTACACCATCCAGACAGTCGAATAATTTTCGCCCTTCATACCATCACCCAGTCAGGCCCGTGGATTCACCTCTGCGGGCTTTTTCGTTTATATCCAAGGCAAATCCAGCAAAAACAATTATTCCGCTGCAAAAACGATTAGAAACCGGCATCTGGCCGGTAAAATCATTACAAAGGCCGCCGGTGTAGAAAGACCTTTCTACAATGTAGAATGTCCAGAGAGTACCTTTCTACAGCGCAAGTCGCTGTTATTTATAGCGTTACGAGGCAAGCGTAGAAAGTGTAGAAAGGTTTCAGAGGTTACTCCCCCTTACTGTTCATTTTTTCAAATCATGGGATGAAGGCATACCTGAAAAAAAACGGGCTATGCGTGAGTAATATTTCTATACCTTTCTACACCTTCTACAAAAATATCTATAACTAACTGCTATTACTACCGTTAAGAGATGTAGAAAGGGGGTGTAGAAAGGTCTCTGAGCGTAGAAACCCCTTTCTACGCTTTCTACCATCCGACACTCAGGCTCCGGCTCCGGTAAGTAACGGGAAGAAAAATAAACCCGAACTTCCGGAGGTCACCCATGAGCCTTTTACAAACCATGCTCACGCATCTCGATTCCCCTGAGTGTGAGCCTTCCGAACAAGCTCCGCAGCCAACTGAAAACGACACCAGTGCACCGGAGCCCGAGCTTTTTGTATCAACCGATCTGGAGACCGCACAATTCGAGTGGGCCGTCACATCCGCCAGCGATGTTGAATACAATGGCAAAATCTATCGACGTCTCGAACCGGAGTATTTTGCATGGCTCCGGTCCCGCATGCTGGCAGCCCAGTCCGCTTTCAAAGCTGGTAAACTTCCCGAATCAACATGGGAAAGCCTGAAAAGCAGGTTCAACCCGCTTCAGGAATACGCGGTCCAGAAATTCGGCAAAGAATCTCTACAGCAGGCATCCCGCCAGCTCAGCCCGCAAAACTACCAAGCTCCCCGCCATATCCCGGCGAAACCTGAGAAACCTGCAGAACCTCCCAAGAACAACTGGATTTATCCGCCAAACGAAGCTTGGAATTGTATAGAGCAGGTCAGCTCCGAAGCATTGGCCAAGGTTGATGCCATCAAGGAGGAAGCCATGTCCCGAAAATGGTCTGAAGCCAGGTTATACCAGAATCAGGGACGATACCGCTTCCCCTGCGGTCAGGATTACGGGCTGGTCTGCTTTGTCGGCGGTGACCGGAAGATCGGTGCCGTGACGGAAAGATATATCGAAATCATCCACAGCCCGGATATACCGCGTCCCAGCACGCTCAGGTTTCACAACCCGGATGTTCCGCAGCCGTGGTTGAAGAAAGTGGAGAGTAACCATGAGCATTAAGAAATACGCCAATGCCGAACACATCCTCCCAAGAGAACTTCTCAAGGAGGTGCAGAAGTATCACTCCGGCATTCTTTGGATTCCAGCACCGGGCAGTTTTTACAAGGAACGCAGACAGCTGGTTATCGCCCTGAAAAGTCAGGGAATCGAAACCGATGAAATTGCCAGCCTCGCCGGTATCACTCGTCGCCGGGTCAATCAGATCCTCGCGGACCACAGAAAAGAGGCTGACGCCCGACAGGTTGAGGACTCTTCCGGTATGTAAGGCTTGAGGTGCGGGAAAACGGGCTAATTCTGCCTTCCGCCCCGAACCCCGAAATTTGGAAACAAAATTGATAAACCGGAGATGAGCCTTGGGCGTTACAAAAAAAGACGAACAGAATCTGGATCGCTGGCATCGGAATGAGGGCCGGACAGACCATGATCAGGCAAAGAGCAAGGCGGGAGCTAAAGAAGGAAACCTTCGCACGCTCAAGCATGGCATCTTTGCCGACCGCTGCCTGACTCCGGAAGAAAAGGTCATGTTTGACAGCATCATCGAAAAGCTGCACGAGGACTTTCAGTTCAACAAATCCAGCGACTTCCTACAGGTCGAGCTGGTGGGCATCTACTCGGTAAAGCTGGTCCGGGCACAGATCGAAGGAAACACACAGGCGGCCGAGAGTCTCGACCGGATGATCCGCTGCCACATGAAGGATCTCAAGACCACCAAGATTGCCCGCGAGGGAGAGGAACCGAAAGGTTCGCAGACGTCTCCTGCCGAATGGGCCTCCGCGCTCCTTGAAAAAGTGAGTGAAGCCGCCGCCCAGAAGAGCGCTTCCGTGAAAAAGCCGAAAAAAATTTCAGATAACACCGGAGCCTCGAAAAGAAAGAGCGCGAAGGATTAGGCAGTTATGGAGGCTCCCGATGACAGGAATTTCAGATAAGACGTGTTCCCGGAAATTTCAGTTAAGTAAAATTTCTCAAATGAAAGGTGCGAACCATCGGTTCAGCATCGGTTCCCTCCAATCCTATGCGCATAAGACCATACATAAGAAAATCAACTTTATTGGCTTATGCGCACATAACGCCATAAATCCCAAAGTGGCCTGTATGGCCTTGTTCGCGCATAACGGCATATGCCGCAATTTTAATATGCGGCCCGGGAACGAAAAAGGAGCAGCAGGAGCCGCTCCGGATGTTCAGGTCAAGGATGCTGTCACAGTCTTTCAAGAGCATCCTCAAGCTGACCATCGACAAGGTGAGTGTAAATCTGGGTCGTTGAAATATCCCGGTGCCCCAGCGCCCTCTGCACGACAAGCAGGTCACTGGTGGCCCCGTAAAGGTGGGTTGCAAAGGTATGCCGCAGGCCATGCGGAGTCAGGTTCTTTTCAATACCGGCCTTCTTCAGCCACAAGGCTATCCGGTTGGCTATCTGCCTTTGGCAAAGACGTGTTCCTCTATTGGACTGAAACAGTGCGCTGCATTGTGTTGTGCTTTGCCGGGATCGTTCTTTCAAATATCTTTTCAGCAGGATTCGGAGGTCGGTTTTTATGAACTTGACCTGCACGACATTCCCTTTGGCTCTGACTCTCAGATGCTTTGCATCGAGGTCGATATCGTCTGTGTCCAGCGCTTCAAGCTCACCGATGCGGATACCGGTACCGAGCAGGACTTCGATCATGACCCGGTCCCGCATTCCGGCAAAGCCCGTGCGGCCTTTTACCTCTTTCAGCAGCACCTTCTTTTCTGAAGCCGTAAGAAACACCGGCGGCTTCTGCGCCAGTCTTTTCATGCGAACCGACCGGGCCGGGTTTTCAGATGTAAGCCCGGCATCGGTTGTCCATGTGAAGAATGAGCGGACCGCCGCCTTCAGCCGATGCACCGATGCTGGGGATCGTGCTCCCGAGTTTGTGGTCAAAATCTCTGGCGAAGATAAAGCCCGATCCAGCAGACCGGGTGTCACATCTTGGCAGCAGAGTCCGGGGTGGAAGGATTCGGCCACACAGGCCACCAGTCGCAGATCCCGCCGGTATGCGGTCACAGTCCCTTCCGCTTTGTTTTCGGCCGACAGGTGGGCACAAAACCGCTCTATGGCCGCTTCCAGTCGATCACTGCTGTTCGGCATCGGTCACCTCCGCCTGCTTGTTGTGTCCCATCGGGGTACTCTTGGGCAGCGGCAGCTCATCGATAAATCCGGAATCCTTGGCCCAGACCAGCATCATCCGGAACACTCGGATGGTCTTGGCGACGGTTCTTTCGGCCCGGGCATTGCCGTTTCCGAGCTTCAGCAGCGCATCGCATTTGAGGAACTTTCCAACCTGCGTGATACGCAGCTCCTGAAGCTTCTTGTCTTTGCCGAAATATCCCTCGATGAGATCGAGGTCCTTCCGGTAGGTGTAGAGCGTCCGCTCCTTTTTGCCGTTCTCCCGAAGATGGTTGATGAAGGCGGCTGTGGTTTCATGGATGGTCATTTCTGTCATGGCATTAACTCCTTTGTTTGTGAAGCCGGTGGCTTAACCCAGAAAGCCCCGAAGGGGCGGTTATTAACGGGACAGATGTCCCTCGATCTGCTGGAGCAGCTCTTCGACATGCCCGAGCGACCCGACGTGCGCCCAGTTGATATTCGATTGCCCGGCATCTGCGGCCAGCTTCTGCTGAATCCGCTGGATGTACTCGGCAATGTTGTCCTGGCGCTTTTTGTAGGCCGTTCTGGCGTCGTCGCTATTTTTTACCTGTTTCATGGGGCGTCTCCTGCTTCGGTTTATGGTTCTGCGGGACCGTCCCGCGTCATGTCCAATGACGCTTATATCCCCTTGGAAATCAAGTGTTTGCAGAGATGTTTCTGCATTAAAACGACAACCCTAAAACAAAGGAGCGCAACATGTTAAAGAAAGCACTCGAATGGGTAATCCCATTGACGCTGGCCGGTATGGTTGCTGGCTGCGCCACGTACAGGCCGCCTGAGCAGATTCAGTCGGCAACATCCACCCTGAACCGCTACACCCCGGAATATGTCCGGGAGGCAAACAAAGCTCTGGTTGAATCCAACCACCCAGATGCAGAGCGTCTGGTCGGAATCGGCCTGCGTCTGCAGAAGGCCATTGATTCACTGGATAGCTGGGCGAACACAAATCCGGAGGACAGAGAACAATGAAACAAATACTCGAACAAAACAGCGATGCGATCCGGGAGGCTGGACAGGCACTGGTCGATATCGGCTCTGAGCTGGCGGCCGGGCGCATAGACGACGCATTCGAACGTATGGAAGCCGCCCGGCAGAAATACGTGGAATGGCAGGAACTCGATCAGGCTATTCTGGATATCGAGGAGGCTGTCAGTAACAGGACGAACACATTGGCGGTCCAGCAGATCCTCACAGAGCTGATCTCATCGGTTCTTGGGATTGCCATCCGCAAAGGAATGAATTGATGGGTGTCTCTGATAAGGAGCGCAGACTGGCCGAAACACTCCGTGACCCGGTTTTGTGGGGACAAGCATATCTCTACAACCGGGACGGTTCGGCACGGTCGTATTGGGACCATCAGAAGGAAGACCTCCGCTGCTCGCACAAAAACATCATCCACCTCGATGGCCGTGATGTTGGCAAGTCGATCGTGCTTTCGACGGATGCACTGCACTATGCCTTCACGACTCGCGGCGGAAAGGGATTGATTGCCGCTCCTCATCAGGGACATCTTGACACCGTAATCGAAGAACTTGAGTACCAGCTGGATCACAATGAAGACTTGATGAACAGCATTGCCATCTCGAAATACGGTAAACCCAAAATAACCCGGAAGCCATACTTCCGACTGGAGTTTACCAATGGCTCCGTGATCTATTTCCGTCCGGCTGGTGCGTATGGCGATGCATTCCGCTCGCTTCATGTAGACCGGGTTTGGGTAGATGAAGGCGCGTGGCTTTCCGAGCGTGCATGGAAGGCGCTCAGACAATGCTTGAAAACAGGCGGCCGCCTGAAAATCTATTCCACCCCCAACGGCCTGAGAAACACCACCTACTATCGACTGACCCTGTCAGAACAATTCAAGGTGTTCCGCTGGGCCTCTTGGCTCAATCCATTCTGGACGGCTGAACGTGAATCGGAGCTGCTGGAGTTTTATGGCGGCAAAGACACCTCGGGCTGGCAGCATGAGGTTGCCGGGGAACACGGGAAGCCTTCCTACGGAACGTTCAATGTGGAGCAGTTCAATCTCTGCCGACAGGAATTACTGGAATATCAGAAGGTCACCATCACCGATACCGAGCTGCGTGATTGTGAAACAGAGGAAGCCGCCCATGACCGGCTTGAACTGCTGCTAAACCTCACGCCCCGAACCGGGTTATTCTGGATTGGCGGTGACCTTGGATATACCAATGACCCGACCGAGCTGGTTATCTTTCAGGAAGCTGAGGTGGGTGATCGCAGCATCCTGAAGCTGGTGCTGCGTATTCACATGGAGCATGTTTCGTATCCGCACATTGCCCAGACCATCGCACTGCTAGAGCGCTATTTCACTCCGGCGGGAATCGGCGTGGACAATGGCGGCAACGGTCTGGCCGTCGTGCAGGAACTGTTGACCCTCGACAAATACAAAGAGCTGGAATTGGAAGGTCGACTGAAAGGCTTCGACTTCGGCGGCATGACCCGGCTCACCATCCGCGATGGCAAGGAGATCAAGAAGCGGACAAAAGAGCTGATGACCAGCCTGATTAACGGTGCCCTCCAGCGCAAACAGATCATCTTCCCGTCAGACGATCTGGAAATTGAAGACCAGTTCACCACCCAGACGTACACCCTGCGGGACGGTAAGATCATCTACTCCAAAGGCAACGACCACATCATCGACGCGGTCCGCTGTGCCATGCTCATTCGGGAGCAAGGCAACCTCGACCTTGCCGGTGAAGAGACTGTCTGGCTCAAGCCTGTTCTGACTGAGCCAATCTTTATTTAACCCGCCTTTCCGACGTTTTTCCTCTCTATCCGGTAAGTAACCCCAGTGTTGCCGTGATCGCCCCACAGCGGGGAGATGTGCGGCCGTTAAACCGGAAATAACCCGAGAGGATTACGTGGATACAAACGCCCAGCCAGATACCGAGCAGCCTGACAACGAATCCAATGGATATGCCATTGTGCCCATGGCTGCAGCGGCAGCCCTCGACGCATCTGCCTTTAGCAAGGTGAACGCTTCGGACGCGGTTCCGGCCACATGGGAAGAGCGAGCCAGAAAGGCTTGGGAATACTATGTCGAAGAGCCGCTGGTAAAGAACTGCGTCAATTCATGGCGCACCTTTGCGGTCGGTGATGAAATCAAAATCACCAGCGATGACGAGACGCTGAAAGATGATGCGGTCAACGCCGCATGGCGACTCGATGTATCGGAGTTCATAAAGGACATGATCCTTCAGCTGCTGGTCAAAGGCGATGCAGTCGGTTTCAAGCGATATGCAACTTCCGGTCAGGACATCGAGGAAGTGGTATGCGTCAATCCGGTTTCGGTGAAGGTGAAATATGCCCAAGGCGAGCTTATTGAAGCCAAGCAGTACGCCGAAGATTCAGGCTCCGCCAGCGACCCCATCGACCTTCCGGTAGATCAGGTCATCCACTTAAAATGGGATGCCCCGGGCTTTTCACCGAGAGGCAACTCACTGGTTCTGCCCGCGTTTCAGGCCATTGAGCTGCTGCGTGACTACCGCCGCGCCGAACAAGCTATTGCCAAGCGTTGGGCCACGCCGTTCCGCTTGCTCAAAGTGGGCGGTGCCTTCGGACAGAAGATGGTAATGCCGGACCAGCGAATGCTGGAACAGGTCCGCGACATGGTCAACAAGATGGATATGAAAAGCGGCCTTGTGGTCCCGTTTTATGTGAATGTGGAAACTCACGGCACCGACGGCCAGGTTCTCAACGTCGAGGATAAGGTCAAGGAGGTCAAAGAAGACATTGTGGTGGCGCTGGGTCTTTCACGGTCCTTGGTTACCGGCGACGGTCCTAACTTTGCCACGGCCTCTGTGAGTATGCAGAAGATGATGGTCATGATCCGGGAGATCAAACAGGCCGCCCGTAAACTGCTCGACTGGGTCTTCGATGACTGGATGGAACTGAAAGGCCACGCCGACAAGTCCCTGCAGTTCATCTTCAACGACCTCGATCCCAGCGATGCCGTCGACTTCAAGAAGCTGCTCATCGAACTCTATGACCGTAAACTGATCAGCCGTTCCAGCCTGCAGCTCAAGATGGATTTGGACCCGGATATCGAGGCTGCCAACCGTGAGACCGAGCGCAAGAACATCGACCTGATGGATGAAAAACAGGTGAAGCCGGTCGTCGATATGGTGGTGTCGGGAATCATGAGTGTTCCCAGTGCCAGAAAGATGCTCGGCATTCCCGCTGATGGTAATGACCTCGATACCGAGGCCCACCATCACTATTCCGAGGAGCTGGAAGCAACGGCGGCAACTTCCTTGTGTGATGAATGCAGCCACTTCAATCCCGATTCCAACCGTTGCCGGGTACACAACAGCGAGCGCACCTTCGATTCCCCGGCCTGTCGATTCATTGACCGCCGGGAATCCTGATCATGCCCTCCGACCTTAAAGAGCGCATTCAGGCGGCAACGCTCAAAAGCCTGAAATCCCGTAACCGCTACAACGATTCCATTACCGCCCAACTGACCCAGTCCCTCAACAAGGCTGAACAGGAAGTGGCTCAAGCCATTTTGAAATACCGCAGTCTGGGATCTCAGCCGGACAACAAGCTGGCTGCGTTGAAAGGTCTGGAAAAGCTGCAGGGCGAGCTGGACGATGTTCTGCGCCAATTAAAACGGGACCAGACGCTCGTCTTCCGCAAAAGCACCAAGGACTCCTTCAAGGGCGGCATCGCTCAGGGCATTACCGAACTGACATCTGCATCACTGCCTTTCTATGCCGACCTCAAGCCTGATGGCATCGACAAACTGGCCACCAAAGTGTTCTCCATCGTCGACACCAATGCCCTAGACTTCATGACTCAGTACAACTTGACGCTTGCCGGTGATGTCCATCGTGAGCTGTCAGATGGTATCAAGCGGACAATCCTGAGCGGGATAGCCACAGGAAAAGGTGCGGATGACATTGTCCGGGACCTTGGCAAGGTGATCATCGACAAGGACTCCTTCAGACAGGCTGGCAGCCGCGTGTTCAGCAAGGCGCAGTACCGCATGGAAATGATTGCCCGGACTGAAGTCTTGAGAGCGCACAACATGGGAAGACTCAAGTTCCATGAGCGCGTCGGTGTTCAGAGACTTGAATGGATGGCCATGAATGACGAGAGAACCTGCCCGGTGTGTGGTCCTCTCGACGGCAAGACCTTTCCCATCGACAAATTTCCCCAACAACCCGCACATCCGCACTGCCGCTGCACAAACCTTGTCGCGTGGCCCATGAGTATCTGTGGCTCTGACTTATCTGCACAGGCGGCACCCAAGGCTTCACAGGGCGATGCCTGCATACTGCCCCCGCATGCGTTGGAGGGAATGGCCGATGCTCAGGCCAAAGAGAACGCCAAACTGAAGGAGGCATTTGAAAACGGAAACGCCGATGACCTTACAGCGCTCACGGTAAAACAGCTCCAGACACTCTCAAAGGAAAACGGCATCTCTATTGCCCGCACCAAGGCCGACTTCATCAAGCTGCTCGATCAGGCAGAGCCGGGAATAGACCACAGCACACTTTCAGGTGCTGGACTGAAGGCTAAGCTCAAGGAGCACAAAATCGGGCTGCTCCGGACAAAGGAAGATCTGATCGGGTTGTTGGCTCAAAAACAGACGGAACTAAAACAGGCAAAACTCATCGCACAGCAGATGTCCAAACTGCCACCGGTGGAAGGACTCGAGGGCATGCCGGTATCCCAGCTCAAAGAGATGGCCAAAAATAACGGCATCTCTCTGAATATGACCAAGCAGGAGACCATCGAATTACTGGACAAACTCGAGCCGGGCATTGACCACACCTCCCTGAAGGGAAAAGAGCTGCTGGCAAAGAAAAAACAGTACGGAATCGGTGTCCTGAAAAACAAGCAGCAGCTCGTTGAGGCACTCCAGAAAAAGGCCGGAACGGATCTGGCGGAATCAGCCAAAAAGAAAGCGGCGGATGAAGCCAAACAGCTACTGGTCAAAAAACAAAAGGAACTGGTCGAAAAGGCTGCGGCCGGAGTTCAGCTGCCGGAATCCCCGTTGGACTACACAAGTTTTATCAGCCAGGTATCCGATGCGGAAAAAACTCTAGCATCGGCGAAGGAACTGCCTCAGGAGTTGCTTGCCGGACACGCCAAGGAAATCGCTCTCAAAAAGCAGCTCTTTCAGGAGCAAATATCCAAACTCAAGTCTTCGGAGCTTAAATCCATCGCCAAGGATACGCAGCTCAAACACTGGCAATGGGCAAGCAAGGATGACCTCGTCACGCTCTTTACTGAAACTGACCCCGGGAAGATCGGAGAAGCGCAATCCAATATCGAGAGTAAATGGCAGAAATGGGCTGAAAAGCATGGCGGCAAAAAAGCGAAGACGGCTCCTGCAAAAGAGAAAAAACCAGCGCCTAAACCATCTGTTGAACCCAAAGCCAAACCACCGTCCTTTGCCAAGAAAGGTGCTGAATTTGAAACTGCCGATCAGAAATGGAATGAAAAATCAGCGCCCGGAAAATTCAATAAGTCAGGCAAGGCCAATGTCGGCGGAGCGCATGAAAAAGAGTTCTGGACCGATGAGAATGGCGACAAATGGCTGTTCAAACCGGCCAAGAATTCCAAGGACAACTTCATCGCTCATGGTGAGGAAGCCGCATACAAAATCGGGCGTCTGATCGACCCGGATGCAATCGAGGTTCGAAATATCCAGTTGAACGGAAGGACCGGTTCCATTCAGAAATGGCGCACGGACCTGAAGTCAGAAATCGACTTCAGAAACATACTGCCGGAGGATCTGACCACCGTTGAGCTTGAACAGCTGCAGCGGGAACATGTTGTCGACTGGCTTATCGCCAACCATGATGGACATTCCAAACAGTTCATCCGTGGAAGAAACGGTCATGTATATGGCATCGACAAGGGGCAGGCATTCAAACACCTCGGCAAGGACAACCTTTCTCTGGATTACCATCCCAACAGCGCCTTTGGTGAAGAAGAGCCTTTTTACAATAAGGTTTTTCGGGCAGCCAAGGACGGTAAGGTCAACTTCGATCCTCAGGTCACCCTGAAATACATTCAGGAGGTCGAGAAGATATCCGACGACACATATCTCGATATCATCCGGCCCTATGCCGAGGGGCGTTTCGGAAAAGACAAAATCGGGCTGGATAAATTCTATGAGCAGGCGCTTCAGCGCAAACATGGTCTGCGGAATGATTTCGAGCGTTATTACGGTGAGGTTTTAGGTCGGAAAGATTTCAGTTTTTCATCACTGCAGACAAAGCCCTCAATCAAAAAGCTCCTGCAGGATGCGGATGAGAAAATTATCGATGATGCCGGTAAGCTTGGATGGCAGGGAAAAACCCTGCCGTTTGACAGTGGCGATGTCGAAGACCAGAACGCGCTGATATTCACAGAGACCTTCAAAGGCAAACAACGCACCGTTGTCAAAATGAAGATCCGACCGGATACGGATTCCAAAATCACCGCTCTGCTTCGGGAGCAGCTGGATCTTGTCGAAATCAAGAAAGGCCAGCCTCTGCAGGACGACACCTTTTTCCCGACCATTCTGGAAGCCGTCAAGAACGTCAACTTTCATGTCGGTGACGGGAACTATAACCGGACCAAGTTGGCGAAAGCGGAGAAGCTTCGAACCCGTTTGCTTGTGCTTGCCCGCAGCAAAGATCCGGAAGTCAAAAAGATGGCTGACAGCTACATCAAATGGCTGGATGAAATCAAAGAGGCGGTCGACTGGGACCGCGCCACCAATGGTGTCTTCGAACAATACCTTCCTGAACTGCCGAAGCAGGCCAAGCCAAAGAAACCGGATTTCAAGGTTACCAGAGGCAAGGTCACTCACACCAAAAGGCGCATCAGCGGCGGCAAGATAACCGTCGAAATGGATGATGTTGATAATTACGGCATGTTCAACCGGGATTCGAGGATGCAGGACGGCCTCCAATTCACCGCCGAGTTTGATGACGGCACGCGTCTGAAATACCGCCCATGGGATAATACAAACCTTTATGCCCAGCGAGGTGAGCTGGAGATTGTCATCGATGGTGATGCCAGCGGCAAGAAGGTCGAAGCTCTGATGACCAAACTGGATAAACTCGGCATCGATGCACGGATTTCTTCACCCGAGAACGCCGAGCAGATGTATCTGGAAAAGATGGCTTACATCCGGAAAGTGGACCACACCGCAGAATACAAGCGGCTTCAAAAAAGGCTCGATGACCGCGATGCATCAGTCAATGAACGGGTCCAGACTCTTCGTGGTTACTGGCAGAAGGAACTGAATGTAGATGATATCACAAAGCTGCCGGATTATGACCCGATGGGTGCGTATCAGGACGGGTTTCTCGATCGCGGCCTAAAAGGAGGATACCGCCACCAGTACCGGTTCGACATCACTGAAGAGGATCTGGAAAAAAAGATGAAGGATTACTCTCTGGTTCACCGCCTGACCAACAATGAAGGCATGTCCGATTTCGTCGAAACCATCCTTGAAAACAATGGCGCTATGGTCAGCACGGTTGAAAAGATGCGTATGGGAGTTCCTCCCGGCGGTATGTCCCCAGTGGCGGACATGCAGACAGGCGGAGCCAGTTATTTCTTTACCCGGATTCAGAAAAAACCAACCCGCGACGCCCCTCCGGCACTGTATTTCAAAAAGAGCATGTTACGGCGCATGGATGCGATCAGCTACAGCCACGATGCCTTCGGCAAGGTGGTGGATGATTATGTCCGGAAGAACCGGGGTAACAATATCGACGACTGGAAAAACTTTTCGGGCAAAAGCGGCAATGAGACCATCTTCAAGTATTCGGTGACGCTGCTGGATAACATCGAATACATCGTCGCTAATTCAACCGCCGAGCGTCAGAAGATTATCAAGAGCTTCACCACCCGTGGGATCAAGAAGCTGCCCGACGGCCGCAAGATAGAAGACATCATTCATACATCGAGCACATGGAACACGAGGAAATGATATGGAAAACATAATTGCAGAGGAAAAATCTCGCATCCAGAAGCAGTTTCATTGGCTCAATGAGCGCGGCTGCCGCTTGCAGATCCGGGAACGTGGCGGTGAAAACTTTATCGACACCATTACCGCAGAACTGACGGTTACAAGGATTGCACCACACTTCGATGCTTCAGGAAAAATCATCCGAACGGACTTCTGGTTACTATGGAAGGAGCTCGGTTATCAGGAAGGTTTCAATTACAGCCATACGATCAAGGTCGTCAATGTGTCCGTTGACGACACGCTGACGGCGCAATCAGGTGGATCTGAAGTCAATGCTTGGCTGATTGTCGAGCTGACCGATGATCTGGACCGCATTTACCAACTTGAAATGATCGAGCCCGTTTCCGAACCGGCGCATGCCAAGCAGTGGGAGGCATGGCTGGCATTCAGAAAAAACAATAGGGACCTGTTTCAACGCATCGATTCCGATATTCTTGCCGAACACATCAAGATTGCGGAGGACTGGCAATGAAGCTGAGATACGTGATTGATTCCATCCTCGTTGATCCCAAAGCGGCAGTTCCGGAATATCGGCCTGTCGGTGTTTGGGTGCAAGGTCCCGGCCCGGGCCTTGATATTGAAATGTTCTATCCGGACTCCAGCCGAGGCGACATTCAGGATCGTCGTGAGCAGGCTGACTGGGTTATCAATCGTCTGGTTGAAAGCGGTGTTTTGACCCTCTCGGAAGATTTTCTGGAGTATCACCGCCAGAGCCGATCTCCCTACGACGGCGCATTTACCGAACAGGTCGAAACAGAGGAATACCCGTCCATAACTGCCTGCGGGCTTGCTGTTTTGCAATCTTTGAAGATTCCCGCCTAAAAAAGCAGACGCCTTTCCGACACATTTCAAAGCCTTCCGGTAAGTAATCGCTGAAACCTCCCGCTCGCCCGGTGCGATCGGGGCAAATAACAGTGATTGAACCGGAGAATTTGATGGAAATGTTTGCCACTGACCTGGAAAGGCTGGCGTTCCTCCTTGAGGCAGATGCGGCGCTCGCTATCGATCCCGACGAGCTCGGGACCGATGCAGCCGAACAGAAGGCTCCTGAAGAGCAGCCCCCGGAGAAACGCCCCAAGTACATCACCAATTACATCGGCAGCAAACAGAAACTGGTCGACTGGATCTGGCGTAACACCCCGGACGGAGTTTCCTCTGTTCTGGATGCCTTTTCCGGCTCGGCCGTTGTTGCTTACATGTACAAATCCAAAGGGCTGCGAGTTTTTGCCAATGACCGTCTTCGCTACAGTCATCACGCAGCCAAAGCCATTATCGAAAACAGCTCGACGAGGCTGTCCGAGGCAGAGATCGAAAAACTGCTGGCGGACAACCCCAAAGCCAAAACCTTTGTTCAGGACAATTTTAAAGGGATCTTCTTTGCCAAAGGTGTCCACGCACTCATCGACTCGCTGAGAGCCAATTGCGACGATCTGTCCGGTTACAAAAAGGACATCGCGTTGTTTGCTCTCGGCAAAACCTGCATGAGCGGCAAAGGCGGGTTTGGCCACTTCTCGTCTTCCACCGACTATGGGAAACGTCAGGACACGCCTGAAGAATTCAAAAAGCGCCTGAAAGCGAATATCGAACGGATCAACGCCCTGATATTCGACAACGGCAAGGAGAACAAAGCCTATCGCGGGGATGTTAACGAGATCCTTCCCAAGGTGAAGGCTGACCTCGCTTACTTTGATCCGCCGTATGCTACCGAGTTTTCAACCACCAATTACGAGAAAGCCTATCACTTTGTCGAAGGGCTGATGACCTATTGGGATGGCCTGACCATCAAGGCGGACACCAAGGTCAAAAACTACGAAACCAGCCATGTGACTGTGACCAAGGGCAACGCCTCCGACTTCTTTCAGGAGTTTCTCGGTAATGCCACCCATATCCCACACTGGCTTATCTCATACCGCGACCACGCCTATCCAAACGAACAGCAGATGAAAAAGATCATCGGCGGTCTGGGGCGTCAGAGCCGGATGAAGACCAAGGACCATAAGTATTCGATCACCTCCAAGCATGGCGAAGCGTCCAGCGCCAAGGAGCGTCTTTTCGTTTGCCTGAAAGGTAACCAGTCCCATGCGGATACCGATCAGGCGGCAAAAACTGTTCCGATGGCTGCCGCAGCCAATATCCATACATCCATCCCGGTGGAACTCTGTCTCGATGAAAATGCGGGGCTGAACGCCGAAGCGATGAGCGGAGGTCTGCCAGGTGATCCCCAGTTTACCTTCATCCTCTGCCGAACCGGCACCAATCGGAATGGTGACCATTTCACCGCTGAAGAGCTGGCCACGAGGCACATGACCGTCATCAACAAGAAAGTCGACCTGCAACACTCTCAGGAGTTTGGCGACATCGTCGGTGGAATTGTGGCGGCTGACTATCTGGAAGATGAAATCGGCGGCCGGGTCGAATGCGTGGGTGAGCTCTATACCGGAGACACGCCCAATGCCCAGCTGGCCTACAAGCTCATGAAGCGAGGCATCATCACGCAGGTATCGATGGAGTGTGATTACGAAGAAGGTGAATGCTCCGTCTGCCACAAGCGCTTCAAGAACAAAGCCGATTACTGCACTCACCTCAGAAAATTTAAAGGCCGTGAACTCGATGGGGAACCCGTCTTCGAGATTCTTCACGGCGTGACTTTTACGGGCCTGGGCCTGCTGGACCGCAAAGGGGCAGATGAAAATGCCCGCATTCTGCAGGTGGCGTCGGTTCAGGAACCATCTGTTGAACACCAACCCAAAGGAGATCCAACTATGGACGAAAAAACCAAGAAACCAGATGAGTCGTCCGCCGACGCCGCTAAGAAAAAACAGGAACGGCAGGAAGACAATCCGGCTCCCGGAGGCGAGCTGGAAAAGGAAAACCGCCAGCTGAAAGCTCAGGTGGCCGAACTTCAGAAACGCATTCAGGAACTGGAAGCCGAACAGAAGGCTGCCGCTTCGAAAGCCCGCGCCCACAAGCTGATTTCAAAGCTCGAAAAGCAAGGCATGGATTTCGGCGAAGACCGCGACACGGAACTCAAGCGTCTGGCGGAATTGTCGGATGACGCTTTTGCCGCCACCGAAGCCGCCTATGAAAAGATGGCCAAAAGCCAGAAGGCGGATGCCAAGGCTCAGCCGGAACCGGAAAAGGAGCCTGACAAGCAGAAGTCCAAAGCATCGAGCGAAACACCCATGCGCAGTTCAGCCGGGGTGAGACCGCACGACGTGGATGACCGCAAGCTCTCCCTCGAGGATCGCCTGCGCAGCGGCTTCATGGCTGCCTACAACAACCGTGTCGGTAACGAATCGAACGAAACCGTGGAAATCAACTAACAAGGAGAAGAGCTATGTCTTTTATCAATCCATGTCACAGGGGCCTCGCTTACGGTGACGGCTATATGCAAGGCGATGGCCAGCTTGGCCATCTGGTGAGTCTGGCGGGAAACGATCTGTTTTCTGTCAACACCGATCCGGAGGTCCGTTCTTTCGGCATCCTGATCAAGGATTACGCAGGCGGTGAAATGCCCGGCATTTACTGCAACGGCGGTGTGTACGAAACGGACGTCTTCGAAGGGACGATCAATCCCGGGGACGACCTGAAGGTATCGGGCACCGGTAAGTTGACCGGCGGAAATGTCGGGAATGACGAGTTTGTCATCGCTCAGGCCATTTCCGTCCAGAGCGGCGTTTTGAAATTCAAACTGCTTATTTAACCACAGGAGCTGTACACATGAAGAACAACCCAATGAACATTCACAGCCAGGAATACATGGAGACCATGGCAAGGCTCATGAGTGAAGCTCTTGAGTCCCCGGAAGGGATGCAGGCGTTGGCTGCTGCAATTGCCGCTCCGATCGAACAGGAGATCCGGCGCAAGGAAATCTCCTCGCTGCTGCTGACCAAACACACGCTGCCCAAGGGTGAACGTCCGCTTTACCAGAAAAAGCCGACCGTTAAAGCACACTGGATCAGCAAGGACGGTGAAGCGCAGGAACAGGAGATCGGCAAGGATGAAGTCGAGTTTCCGACCAACCGCATCCACTCCAACCCGATGGTGGATATCTCCGTCCTCAAGAACGGCAACATCGGCACGCTGATGGATATCCAGACCAGTGCCTCGGACGCCATTCGAAAAGAGATGGACCGCAGAACCATCTCTGTCTTGTCGGCTGCGGTTCCGGCTGCCAACACCGTTGAAGTGGCCGGAAACACATTGACTGAGGAGGCTCTTAACGAGGCGATCTCCATCATCGAGGACCTCGAGTTGTCGGTGAAGTATATCGTCATGCGTGGTCGCCGCTTCAACGATCTGCGCGGCTGGGATCTCGATCCTCAGACCAAGCTGGAGCTGCGTCAGAAAGGCGTGGTCAAGAATTACGGCACCGGCGGCATTCTGCTGACGGCATCCATGCCCCTCGATGAAATCCTGATCATTCCGGATGAAGAAGTGGGCAAAATGCCGGTCCGTGAAAAGCTCAAAGCCGAATCCATCGACCAGAAGACCCGCTTCAAAACCGGCTGGCTGGTATGGTCTGAAATCGGTCAGGGCATTACCCGCCCGGACGTTCTGGCCCGAGTGAAACTTGGTGTTTAATGCCGAAGGAGGAATCATGTTGACGATAAAAAATGTCCGTCCCGGCATTCTCATCATCCCGGATGCCGGACTGAAATTGCTACCCGGAGAGGTCGCACCTGTTGAAGATCAGACCGACCAGATCAAACACTGCCTGCAAACCGGAGTGGTGATTCAGATCGACAAAGAGAAAGCTGACAAGCCTTCTCCTCAGGGCAAGCAGGATCAGGATGATGATCTGAGTAAGCTCAACGCGACCGATGCCATATCCAAGGTTAATGAAGAAGCCGACCCGGCCAAACTCAAAGGCTATATGGAAGGTGAAAAACGCAGAACCGTCATCGACGCGCTGAAGAACCGTCTTGCGGAGGTTGACGTTGACGCTTCCTGAGCTCATAGCCGACTTGCGCATCGATCTGTCCGATCCGGATGCGTCTCTCTTTGTTGATTCAACACTGGAGAGATGCGTCCGGAAGGCGGTTTTTAAACTGTCCCGGGATGCGGAGATTACGCTGACCATCGAGGGCGAGCAGATTCTGCCGGACATTAGCGGTGAACTCAGGGAGTTGCTTCTGCTGCTTGGGCAGATACATGCCTGTCAGGTGATGCGCTCTGCCACCGCCAATGCTTTCTCGTTTTCCAGCGGCGACAAAAGGGTCGACAAATCCAAGCAGCCTGAACATTGGGCCAAGCTCGAAGTGGATCTGCTGGATGAATACCGCAAAAGGCTCGCCGCATTGAAGCCGGGAACCGAGGTCAACGAGGATGGCTATATCATCACCCCCGGCGGCCTGACTCCTGTGATTTACGAACAGGGAATCTGCCTTGAAGAGGATTGCTGATGCTTTTGACAGATCGGGAAAAAGAACAGGCCGTGAAGGATGTCAGAGAGTTGATTGTATCCTCCGGCATCACTGCCACAGTGCTGCGCATTGTTCCCGGTGAAAATCTGTATGGAAGCGACGATCAGGAATACAGTCCAATAGGCTCGATCCCCGTGGAAGTAGTCCACACACCTCCGGAAGATCTCGCCGGAAAAATCGATGCCACCATCTCTGTTCTGCCGGAAGCTGACGTGCTCCCGGAGGACAGGCTCCAGATAGAGACAATCACATACAGAATACAGACACTCGAAGAAGAACACTTCTTTGGAGTCATTACCCACCAATCCATCAAGCTGGTGAAGATCCATGGGCGCTAAGCGGACCGGCGACTGGAACAAGGCCAAAGCAAAGCTGAATGGCACCCTTGGTCCCCGGATCGCCATGGCCCTTCAGCAGGCGACCATCCGCAATGCCCTGTTTCTTGTTCGGGAGATTCAGCGTGGTATCCGCAATCAGGCCCCCGGCGGACAGGCTTTCGCCAAGCTGGCCGACAGCACCATCGCCCGTAAGGGCTCCAGCAAGGCGCTTATCGACACCGGATTTCTGATCAATTCCATCACCCAGAAGATCATGGCGGACAAGGCATTTGTCGGTCTTCTCCGTGGAACCGTCAACAAGGACGGTGAAAGCATGGTGAATATCGGGGCTGTCATGGAATACGGGGCCACCATCAACCATCCGAACGGGGCGACCATTATCATCCCGGCCAGACCCTTTCTTCATCCCGTCATGCAGAAATACCGCAAAGAGATTGAGCAAAATTATCGCACAGCTCTGAAAGGCATTCTCTGATCCGACACATCCGCAGCGCTTCCGGTAAGTAATCTGGCAGAAACAACCGGAGGCTACCGTGAGCACAATACGAACCGTTACAGAAACACTGATCAGGCAAGTCAAAGCCGACATCCACCCGGATGCCGTGCTGGTTTTGCCTGATGATGTTTTTGAAGTTCAGCGCACGCCCAGCGTCATTCTGCAGGGGCCGCGAGTCAGCGAAAATAAACTGCGCCGCAGCCAAAGTCGCCTGATTGAAAAGGACGTGGACGCTCTGTCGTTCGAGGAGTGTTCTTTCCCGCGTCTCTATCATCTCGACTTTGACCTGATTGTGACGGTGGACCGTGAGGTTGAACTCCTTGATTTTCAAGAGTCGGTCTCTCGCTTTGTCCAGCGCAATCCCGTTTTGACCATTACGGATCAGGGACAGCTCAATCTGACGGAGATCGCTCCGCTGGGCGGCCTGAACCGGGTCAACCTTTCCAATCTGAAGCAAAGCTCCGGACGTATCCGCATTGAAGACTGTCCTGTTTACGATGGCGAAATCCGAAACGGCCATCTGATCAAGGACCGAACTTTCCAGTTTCACGGCAGCGTGAATGAAGAACGAACCTATGAACCCAAAGGAGATGAACAGTGATTGAAATCAGAAACCTTCAGTTTCAACCGCTCACCTTCAATCTGGCCGGAGACAGAACATTGCATCTCGGCCCGCGTGAGCGCACCTCGATTCCACAAAAGGATATCTCACCAGAAATCACGCTTGCTGAAAAACGCGGCTTGGTGGGCCTTTCAAAACCGGAAGAGAAAAAGCCCTCCGTTTCAGATGAGACGGCTGAAACCACCGAACCAAAAACCACGAAACGGAGGAAATAACGATGCCAGCCTATCTATCTCCCGGCATTTACACCCGGGAAACCGACTTCAGCTTTTATGTGAAGCAGATCTCCACCTCGGCGGCTGCCATGGTGGGCATCACCGAAAAAGGCCCGGTCAACAAACCGGTGCTGGTTACGAGCTGGGAGCAGTTCATCAATAAATTCGGCTCCTACATCAACGAAGGATACCTGGCTTATGCGGCCAGAGCCTTTTTCGACAATGGCGGTTCAATCCTCTATGTCTGCCGTGTTGCCCACTATACCGATATCACCGACAAAAGCACGCTGAGTGCTGTTAACTCGGTTGCCGTTCTTTCCAATCGGGGGGCAACGCCTGAGCTTACATTGCAAGTGAACGCAGCCAACCCCGGAACATGGGGCGACCGTATTTCCGTGACGGTCGAGGACGGCTCTCTGGACCCGGCCAACGCCTTCAATCTTGTTGTCAAACACAAGGACAACATCGTCGAGGTGTTCAAAGACCTATCTATGGATGAGACGTCGGCCAATCATGTGGAACTTATGGTCAATGAGGTCTCAGATTACATCACTGTCAGCGACCTTTCTCCGAGCACCGGGACGGCCGAGGACAGGCCAGCCAACGGCACCTATCAGCTTATCGGCGGCGACAACGGCCTCACCGGTGTGACCGATTCAGATTATATCGGCGACCCGTCCCAGCATACCGGGCTCTATGCCTTCGATGAGATCGATGCGCTGAACCTGCTCATGGTCCCCGGTGTTACAACCGTCCCGGTCATCAATGCCGGAATCACCTATGCGGAGAACCGCAAGGACCTGCTATTCATTGCCGACACGCCGTTCATGCTTGAACCGCTGGAGGTCGTTGACTTCAGGAAGGGTCAGGGAACCTACACACACGCGGCCTTCAACTCGTCTTACGCGGCTCTCTATTACCCGTGGCTGGAAATCAGCGATCCCATCACCGCCCGCAAGAAATATATCCCTCCCTGTGGCGCTGTAGCCGGGTGCTGTGCCCGAAGCGACCAGAAGACCTACGTCTGGTGGGCTCCGGCTGGAATCGATCGTGGCCGCATCTTCAACGCGGTATCGGTCGCCTACAAGACCAGCCGTGGCGAACGCGATGTGCTCTATCCCGAAGGGGTCAATGTCATTGCTGTTTTCCCGGACACCGGCATCAACATCTGGGGCCAGAAAACGCTCCAGAGTCAGCCTTCAGCGGTGGATCGAATCAATGTCCGTCGTCTGATGATGTATATGGAGGAAGCCATTTCCGAGTCATCCCGTTTTGTGGTGTTCGAACCGAACAATCCGCAGACATGGCGGGCTCTTGGTCGTCTGATCAATCCCTTTCTGCAGGACATCAAGGAGAAAGGCGGCCTCTATGACTACGCCTTCCAGTGTGATGAGGAAACCAACACTCCGGCGGTTATCGATCGAAATGAAATGATTGCCCGGGTGTTCGTCAAGCCGACCAAAACAGCGGAATTCATCGAACTGAATTTCATCCTGACCGGCACCGGCGCGGACTTCAGTGAAATCATTTAA